TAAAAGTTTCAGGTAAAGTTTCAAAAGTTTTTGGTGCAAGTAATCAGGGTTTATCTTTGATTGAATCCTACAAGTCTGCGACTGGGGAAGACTATACGAGAGTTTGGTCTGTCTGGTTCGCTGTTTCACATAACCTTGTTGTAGATCAGGAAGTAACTCTTTTTGGGCAGCTCTCTGCGAAGATTGAAGACTTTGAAGATAAGACTGGGAAACCTGGTCGCAAGGTGAAGCTTGATATCAATAATGCACAGGTGGATCAACCTGTAGCACCTGTTGTTTCTGCTCCCTTCTAAATGAAAATTTGGTTACCAGGTTATTTAGTTGGATTTCTTTTTCTAACTAATTCTCTAGTAACCACTCAACCCCTATCAGCAATAAATTTGTTGGTAGGGGTTTTCTTTTGGATCATGATTATAGGAATTTATTATGGCAAGAAGTGATTTCAGTTTTACTGTTTTTGGAACTGATCCAGCACCGCAAGGATCCAAGAAATATGTGGGAACTAGAAGAACCGCTGCGGGTAATAATATTCCTTTGATTGTTGAATCTTCTCCTAAGCTTCCTGCTTGGCGGAAGGCGGTCAATGATGCTGTTGTTCAAGCTATGCGAGATTCTGGGGATCTAAGTCAGTTTGAACAGGCGGTGAAGGTTGAAGCTGTCTTCTATCTCTCTAGACCTAAGACTGTATCTAGGGCTTACCCGATTACGCCGCCTGATTTGGATAAGCTTGCTCGTGGATTACTTGATGGCATGAAGCCTTGCTGGAAGGATGATTCTCTAGTTGTAAGGCTTGAGATCAGTAAGAAATACGCTGTAGGGCAGACAGGCGTTGCGGTTACAGTAACCCATTTCCCTTGATTTATAGGGCTTTTTAGCCTGTTTTCTGTTATCTAAAAGTTATCAAAAACTTTACTGAAATAGTGCCTAAAACTGCTCAAAACAGGTAGATTTGTTCTATCAGCAAAAGCTGATAAACGGACAAACAAAGGACAAAAAGAAATGAACACTAGATACACACTTTCAGAAGTTGAAGCAATTCTTATTGAAATCAACATGATTCTAGAACGAGATAACAAAACCAATTACAACAATCTAATGCTTGAACTTCGCTATTACACAAAGCTTGCAAAAAGCCTAAAGGCTGGTGCATAATGAGAAAGTATGTATCAGCAGCGGAAGTTGCAAAGCTTATCCGCAAAGATCTAAAAGCAAACTTTCCTGAAATCAAATTTTCAGTTAGATCAGACAGATGCGTTCGCATTAGTTATGAATCAAATGTTCTTCAAGCAAATCAGGTTCGCAATGTAGTTGATAAGTATGCTGGCGAAACTTTTGATGGCATGACTGATATGCGATCTTCAAATGGTGCTTTTGCTATTGAAGAAGGCATAGAACTTGTTTCTTTAGCAAGTTTTATTTTCGTTGATAACAACGATTACGATTTTGAAAATAGTTTGCGTAATCGCTTCGTGGAAGTAGGTGCATAATGCACCTTGAAGAACTATTTTTAGATGCAATAAATACTTATAAAGAATGGTGGGATTGCGGAAGGGACTTCAACCTTCATGCCGATAAGTTTGAAGCATGGGATATGGCAATCAATACTTATTCTTTTACCGCAATGATCTCTAGAGATGAAGCAATCAATCAAGTTAGAGCAGCTTTAGGAATGAGCAACCAAATATGATCAAGTTTCTTATTCAAGTGCTTTTCTTTCTCGCAGGGTTTTTAGGCTTGATGTTTATCGGAAGCTTACTGATGCCGATCTTGACCCATCCAATAGTTTTTAGCATTTGGTTTGGGCTTTTAGCGTTAGTTGTTTTGAAGCTTGTAGGCAGGTGGATCAATGAGTAAAGAACCTAACGGAGTTCTGGTAATGACTACTTGCAAATGCCGTGAGCATGGAACTAACTTGGTTATGAGTAGAACCTGGTTTGAAGAACAACTTGCTAACAAGATTCAGCAAGGTGCTAGGCAGGAACAGGAAAGAATTATCCAAGTTCTAGAGCAAGCTAAAGATTTAGAAACTAAGGGCATTGCTTCTTGGTTCGGGCTTCAATCAGCAATAATAATAATCAAGGGAGAAACTAAATGACTGATCTAACTAAAAAAGAATCTGCCTACTTTATTTCTTTCGCATTAGTAGCTTTAGGAATACTGATCGGCATCCTAGTTTTTTGGAGTGGAACTCAACAATCCTGTTGGGACAAATATGAAACAGAACAAACAGCAATTGAAAATTGCGAAGGAGAAAACAAATGAGTAAAGAACAAATCTGGGATCTATTAGAGATTTACAGGCTGCTACAAAATGCAACAAATGTTAGTGATCAGCATGAAGGTTTTGAGCTTCTGCACACTTTCATTGAAGACAACCTATTCAAAACAGAAGGAGAGAACTAATGCCGAAATTTACTATTACAGAAGTTACAAGATATCAAGTTGAAGCTGATTCAATGGAAGAACTAAGAGAAGATTGGCATGAAGCAGGGGGAGAAAGTGCTAAGTATGAATATGAAATCTTAGATGGATCAACCACCTTTGCCCCTATTCAAGAAGGAGAAAACTGATGTGCAAACAGGCTTGCGAAGGCTTATGTTCGTGCCGAGAAAATGCGATCAACATCTTCAGTAAAGAATTCAAGGCGGGAGAGATTGAAGGGCGTAGATCTGAAGCGGAAAGAACAACCGCTGCTCTGATAGAACTAGAAACTAAAGGCATACTAACTAACACTCAACTTCAATCAGTTTTAGATCTAATCCTTGAAAAACTTTTAGATGCTAAGGACATTGACTGATGCTGGAATTTATTGGGGTAATGCTCCTAATTCTCGCTTTAGGGATTGTCTTCCTAATGATTGCAAGTATCTTTATGGCTTACATAACTCAAGCAACCTATCTTGATCCATTCAATGACGAAGGAGATGAAACAAATGATTAGATTACTAGAAACGCTATTCCCTAAGACTATGCGGAAGTTTTGGTTTCAAGCCCGCAAAACTGGTAGAACTGCGGGAATAAATGAAGCTATAGCCCTAATTTATGCGGAGATAAGAGTTCTATCTGCAAGCAAATCAAAATCAGATGTAAAAACTCAAGAAAGAATCTCTGAACTGGTTTTTATTCTTGCAAGTCTGAAGAAGCGTGCTAATGATAACTAAAGAAATTCAAGAAGCTCTAGATTTACTTAGAGATGAAAACTTAGTTTGGTCAAGCGATATAGAAGATATCAAACTAGATTTAGCCAATCTTCTCCTAGTCTGTGCAGCTCAAGGGGACTTTCTTCAGGCTTTAGCTAACAGTTTGGCAAAGAAAATCGTTTATCCTAGTAGCAGATCAAATTATGATCCAAAACTAGAGAGAAGATAATGCTAGAAGACTTACAAATCCCAGTCAAAATCACAAGTTGCAGGGTTAGGACTTTGCGAGATGAACTTTCAGATAAAGATTCTGCAATCCTAGAAGCCGCTGTAATGAATCCTGAATGGGCTTGTAAGACCCTAAGCAATGAGCTTTTGAAGCGAGATATAAAGATCAGCGATACAGCAATCAAACATCATAGAGAGAAGCGTTGTTCATGCTGGAAAATCTAAGCGTTCCTGCACCTAAAATAAATATTCCTGAAGGCTGGAATCCGTCTGTAGTTTTTGATGGTGAAGGCGGAACAGCGACCCTTCCACCAGTTGAAGGAGATAACCCCGCAGATATTGATGGCTTCCTTAGAGATGCGGGAATCAATCCAGACGAAATAGAAATAGTTGGGCAACCTAGAATTTCTAGATGGCAAGTTGCTAGACCTTTTCCGTTAGAACCCGCATGGCAAACTTCAGTTCGTATTTCTTGGAGAAGGAAGGGTTCAACGATAGATCTTCCGCTGCTTTATTCTCTAGCGAAGAAAACTAAACCTGTAACGCCTAAACCTGTTTCTTCAGGTAAAGCTTTAGTTATTCTTTGGTCTGATCTTCAAGTTGGCAAAGTGGATCACAGGGGCGGGGTTGAAGCGTTGATTCATAGAGTAGCCGAAACTCAAGTAAAGCTAATCGCAAAGGTAAAAGAGCAGAAGCCCGAAAAGATTATTTTCTGTGATGTAGGCGATACGATTGAAAACTTTGGTAACGCTGCTAACGAGAATCAAACTTATACAAATGATTTATCTTTGATGGAACAGGTTGATCTTGCAACTTCGCTTGCATGGGAAACTTTGAAGATGCTTACTAAATACGCCCCGATAACTTATTTATCTGTTGGATCTAATCATTGTCAATTTAGAATAAACAAACAGCGTGTAGGAAAAGCTACAGACGATTGGGGAATACATATTGGGCGAACTTTAGCCCGCTTGAGTAAAGAAGTAGGTTTGCCGATCCAATTCTTAGAACCTGCACCGCATGACGAATCTTTAGCGATAGATGTCTTTGAAGATCAGTTTCACATTCTAGGGATGTGGCATGGACATCAATCGGCTAGACCTGATGCAGTTCCTGACTGGTGGAGAAAGCAAGCCTTCGGGAAGCAACCTGTTCAAGCTGCCACGATTGGAGTTAGTGGACATTTTCACCATCTCCGAGTTTTAGAGTTAGGTTCAACTATTCGGGGAACATCTAGATTCTGGATTCAAGCCAGCACATTAGACAATGGATCTAACTGGTGGAAAACAAGTCAAGGAGAAGACAGTCAACCCGGTTTAGTTTGTTTTGTTTTAGAGAAAGAAAAGGATTTCACAGGAACAGTTTGGAAGATCTAATGCCCACTTATCTTTATATCTGTTCTAATTGTGAAGTAACTAAACAAATCGTTGCTGATCTCAATGAAGAAGTGAAAGCTCCCTATTGCAAGATTTGCGAACTAGACATGGTTAGACGATTTGGAATTCAAACTATTCGTTTCAATGGTGGCGGATGGGGCAAGGATGCAAGATGAAGATAAAACTATTCATAACATTCATAAGTTTGGTAAGTATTTTTACAATCAACTTTGGATCAGTATCTGGACAGGCAGAAGTTCCTAAAACTAAACCGCCTATAGCAGCCACAGATTTTAGAGCTACATTACTAGAATTTGCTAAGGAAGCTAAGCAAGAAAAGAAAAGGCTAAAACTAAAAAAGGTTGTTGCTTATCTCACTACTAGAGTTCATAAGACCGCCTATGTCTTTTCAGGTTCAACAGTTCAAGGTTGGGATTGTTCAGGGTTAGTCCGATACACCTACAAGCGTTTAGGGATTGACTTAGAACATTCAGCGAACAAGCAAGCCCATTCAGGCACTAGAGTAAGTAGCCCAAGGATCGGGGATATAGTTGTTTTTGCTTATCAAGGATCAACAGACTTCTATCATTCCGCAATCTATGTTGGATCAGGATTGATTGTGAACGCTAACTATCTTTATAAAACTACAGTTATTCAACCCCTAAGCGACTTCAAGAACAGCCAGATCAGGTTTGTCCGGGTAATCAAGTGATTAGAGAAGTCTGCTCTTGTGGTGCAGAGTTTGAAACTGACGATAGAGAAGCCATAGCTTTAGTCAAGTCTTGGCGTAAGACCCACAAGCACACAGATAAGCCACAGCAGACAGATACAGGGCATGGAAGTATCTTAGGCACACACGAAGTCGCACTAGGTTTTCAAGCCATCTACGACCCCTATAACGATCCTTTAGACGAATAGAAAGAACAAATGATTCCTACCCTAAAAATAGGTCAAGCAGAAGTTTATTTAGGAAATAATTTAGATGTCTTACCAACTCTGCCTAATAACAGCGTTGATTCAATCGTTTGCGATCCACCTTACGAACTCGGATTTATGGGTAAGTCTTGGGATAGTTCAGGAATTGCTTATTCAGCAGAGCTTTGGAAAGAATGCCTAAGAGTTCTAAAACCTGGTGGACATTTGCTAGCGTTTAGTGGCAGCCGAACTTATCACAGAATGGTTGTAGCAATAGAAGATGCAGGATTTGAGATTAGAGACATGGTTAGTTGGATTAGCAATAAGACCTTTCCTAAATCTCATAACATCAGCAAAGCGATAGATAAGAAGCTTGGGGCAAAGCGTGAAGTAATCGGAATAAATCAAAATGTAGTTAGGTTAGCAAAGATAGAAGGTGGATCAGACTTTGGCGGATTCACTAAAGCTAATCCTGAAATAACTGTTTCAGCTACAGAAGAAGCAAAGAAATGGGATGGATGGGGAACAGCGTTGAAGCCTACTGTAGAACCTATAGTTCTAGCTCGTAAGCCTATTGAAGAAACTATTGCTCAAAATGTTTTGAAGTATGGGGTAGGTGGCTTGAATATTGATGCAACAAGAATTGGAACAGAAGTTCGTTTCAATGCTCATGCTGGAAATAAAGATACTGGTTTTACTGCGGCAGATAACCGAAGTTCAACAGCAAAAGGACTTTATGCTGGACTTTCAGATGGTGGTTCAGAAGTTTCTGGGAGATGGCCAGCAAATGTTATTTTTGACGAAACAACAGCCGAAACTTTAGAAGATAAAAGAAAGTTTTTCTATGTTGCTAGAGCAAGTAAAGAAGATCGCAACGAAGGCTTAGACATTATCAATAATCATCCAACAGTAAAACCTACAGCCTTGATGCAATACCTAATTAGGTTAGTAACCCCGGAAGATGGAATAGTCCTAGACCCATTCTGTGGATCAGGTTCAACAGGTAAAGCAACAATCCTAGAAGGTAAAAAATTTATAGGGATAGAACTTACTGAAGAATACTTTCCAATAATTGAAGGCAGACTTAAGCACGCAATAGAAACTAGAAGCAATAAAAGCGGTGAATTGTTTGAGTAGATTCCCGAAGCCCTGCCTAACCTGCAATCAACTAACGACAGGGGGAAGCTATTGTTCAACCCATCAACGAAAGAAGGGGGCATACTACAACTCACAATATAGAAAAGAAAGACAGGGGCTAAGGCAGACTGCCACTCATTGCCACCTATGCGGATTAGCATTTACTGATCCAAAAGAAATTACTGCCGATCACTTGATTCCAGGTGATACAAACAGCCCCCTGGCTGCTGCCCATCTTTCTTGCAATTCAAGGCGGGGAAACAAACCCCTATAAAGCCCTAGACAGTCGCATCTAAAACCCTTATAAATAAAGGCTTGCATCCTTGCCCCCCCTGCTCATAACGGGGGTAGGGTGTTTTTCTTTTTTAGAATGCTAACACCAAAAC